TAACAAGTAAAACCCTATATAAAACTAGGGGGCGGCAGATTTCTCCACCGCCCCCTAGCCATAGGGTATCCGTAACTATAACAACCCTAAGGTTTTATCAGCTGGCCTCGTTAGTGACCATAACCTCGTAGTTGCGAGCAAGGCTGACATTCTTAGCAACGGTTATACCCTCACCGTCACCAAGCATCACGATGTCATAGCGCTCCTTCATCTTGAGTGAGCGAATGTCACGTGTTGGATCATCAAACTGATCCGTGCTCATGTCATCCTTGACCAGGAGTGTCCCAACCTCATTGCGGTCAATGAGGAACAAGTCTGACTTAGCGGGTGTTGCGCCATTCTTTGCGGTAAAGCTAACGAATGGTGAAACAATTACGTTCAGACCCATTGGAGCTGTGGTGTTAAGTGCGCCCTCAGCTGACTGTGGACGGTAACCCCAGCTCTGGTTGACACCAGAGGCAGCACCACCAGCGTGGAAGATGGCGTCCTTGAGGAACACCGACCACATTAAGGGGTGAAGCATGAAGTCTGTTGGGATGTGATTTTCAGCCATAAGAACGGCAGCCATGTCGATGATGTCATCCCAGGTAACGGTATCGTTGGCAGCGCCATCGATATCAAGACCTGAAGTATTATCATAGGCAACGTCGTCATTATCGAAGACGACTGTAGCTGCATCCTTGAAACGGCTCAGAGCAATTTGCTCTTTGAGGCGAGCCATGGCACGACCTGCGGCGCGGACATGTAGACCGACAATGTCCCAAAGAGAGTCAGCAACGACTTCTTCAGTGAAGGCGAGCTTAACGCCCTTCTTTGAGACCTTGCCCTCTACCTGCTTTGCGAAGGCGAGTGCTTGCTCTGGGTACTCTTGACCCTCAGGGATTTCGGCAGCTTGGATTGCGTTGACTGCTGGAAACTCCAATGAGCGCCCCTTGCCGAGGCGAACTGTTGAAAGTAGAGGAGTCACAAGTAACTGTGGCTCAGCTGCTTCCCTCAGCGTGCGAGAGAGAACCTTAGGGAACAACGCAGCTGCATCAGGAGATGCAAATGCTTCCTTAATTGTTACTCTATTCTCTTCATCGATGTGTCCGTCCTCAGTCAGTGCAGCCTCCCAAGCTGGGAGACCCGAGAGGAGCTCTTGGATTGTCTTACTCATCTTAGGATTATTCCTCCTGTGTATATTGTTTTTATCAGAGTGTTAAGTTGACACGGAATGCGCCAACAACATTGTTTACATCCAGGTTTGCTCTAATACCGAGCTTGCCCTTATAATCTCCATCACGAGTAAGCTCGTAGACAGTCTTTAGTGCACCTGGATCAGATGGAAGCTGCATGTAGCTGAGAAGGCCATCATCGAAGTTTGTAGCAAACTTCTCAACTTCGATAACCTTGCCAACCTGCAGATGTGAGTAAACAGCACTGCTGTTCAACTGCTCTGCGGCGGTGAGCTTAACCGGACGGCCCATGTGGTCCGCACGGATTGTGTCACCAATAGCAAGGGAATCATTTAGACCCTCAACCATCGGGTACTCTACATAACCATGGGTGATGAAACCAGCACCCTGTGAGGTTCCCTTATCAAAGGGTCTGTAGAGATCATACTGAGCGCAACCGATTGGAACCGAACGCGCAGCGACGGTAACAGTATCGGTTGAACCACTTGTGCTGCTGGGAGTGGCTCCATCAAGTGGATCCCAACCGCTCATTGTATCGCCCCAAGTTACAGCTGAACCTGTACCATTAGCGGGAACGACTCTTGCGTCACCATTTGAATCGGCAACGACTGAAAGGATGGTACCTTTGGTGATGACAATCTCGAAACGATCATCCTCACTGTCGTAGTACCATGTTGGAAGACCTTGGTCAGGAAGTAGGTAGGCGCTGGGGGCAATACCCTCAGAAACTACGAAGCGACCTGCTCCTGTCTTGCTATGTACCTTGCGGAATTTTGCTAAACTCATTTATTTCTCCTTATGATAATCAGAGTTTACGTCTACCCATAAGCGTGTCAACAAAGAGTTGCTCAAACTGCTCTTGCGGTGAGAGATCCTCTTCCTCAACAGAATCAGAGTCTATTGTGACAACATTCTCTTCAGCCGTAACTTCAGCTTCAGACATCACCTCTGGTAAAGATTGGGCCGATGATCTTGCAGCGGGAGTCTTAGCTAAATCTCTAAGACTATCAGCCAATGACGAAGCTGTGCGTGATGAATGCTCACCAATCAGCGACTCACGATCTTCAACACTCTCAATACCTAAGGCGATCTTTGTGTCAACAACTCTTTCAACGAGAGTCATGTGTAACGCGCCCTTAAGTTTTGCATTCTCGGCTTTTACGGTCGAGAACTGCTCTTCAAGAAGGGCTACTTGAGCCTTTAACTGCTCAACATCCTGCTCATCACTACTTTCGTTTGTGGTGAGATCGCTGTCTTGAGCAGCTTCTTCCTGAACTTCATCATCTTCAACCTGAACAGTCTCAGACGATGCTTCTTCTGGCTTTTCAGCATTTTCGGAATCTACGTCTTGTACATCCGCCTCTTCTGAATCGTCAGCAGAACCTTCTTCAGCCTCTTCTGTTTCCTCTACCTCTTCAGTAGCAGCTTCGGGCTTTTCTTCAGATGCTTCCTCAGAAACTTCAGGATCTGCCTCAACAGCTTCCTCTTCTGACTCTTCCATCTCAGCTTGAGCATCATCAGACTCTTCCACGTTTTCCTGTTCGGAAGTGGAAGATGTGATGCTAGACAAATCCTCACTGAGACCAGTAGCCACAGCTAAGATGTCTTCTTCTTTGGTAACATCATCCATTATAGAATTCTCCTCAGATTT